AGGGGATCGCCCCCTTCAAAAAAAAAAGCGCGGCCCCGGAGGGCCGCCCACCATGCTTACCTGTTGGGAAGTTTCAAGACCTGCCCCGCATAAATTACGTCGGAGGTCAGGCCGTTCAGTTTCTTGATCTCATTGTACCGGGTGCCGTTTCCGAGGTGCTTTTCTGCAATGGCCCACAAGCTGTCGCCCTTCTGCACCGTGTAAGTAGAAGCGGCTGCGCTGCCCGCATATACAACCTTTCCAGCCTCGTCAAAAACAGAGTATCCGGGATTTTCGTCCGCACAGCGTTTCGCATTGTCCAGCACATTGAAAGCGCCCTTTTGAGAAGCGGCATCCGCCCAGCTCTTGCGCACCCGGTAAAGGGTGCTGCTGCCGGTGCTTCCAGAGGCAGAGGGATAAACCTTCTTCCCAGCTTCGTCAAAGACCGCATAGCCGGGATTCTTGTCCGCCAGCTCTTTGGCATTATCCAAAACCGCAAAGGCTCCGAGCTGGGAGGAAGCATCGCTCCAAGACTTTCTCACCCGGTAGAGGGTGCCGCTGCCCGCAGAACCTCCGGTATTGCCGGAAGAAGAACCGGTCAGCTTGGCCTTCACCGCTGCGCGGAATGTGTCCATGTTCTTCCCATGCTTCGGGAACCAGTGCATGACATCCCCGTGATTGGAGGCAATGCCCTGCGCATGGCCCTCGCTGTGGCAGATGATATTTTTCTCGGTCAGGCCGTACTGCTTGCAGAGGTAAGCGCAAAGCTCCACCGCCTCATTGTAAACCTTGTTGAAATAGGCGGAGTCTGTCAGGCCATCCTCGCAAATTTCAAAAGAGATGTGGGTATTATTGCCGGAGCCCTTGGAACCGGAGCCGCAATGCCAGCCCCGGTGGTCCCAAGGAAGCGTCTGGTAAGTGGCAATCGTCCCATCCGCCAGCTTGCCAATAAAAGCGTGAACGCAGACCTCCCGATCCATGGGCTGGTTCCAGTGATTGTTGTACTGGTTCTTTCCCAGCAGCCCATCATCCGGGCCGACATAGCGTTTCAGCCACGGGTTGTTGGCCCCGGTGCTATGCACCATAATGCCCTTGGGGGTAATCTTGCGGCCTGCCTTGTAGCAGGCGTTATTCGTGAAAATCAGTGTATGCAGATTCATAGCGAAACCTCCTGTTTCTTCTTCAAAGCCAACGACGCTGCCGGTGCCGTATTCATGCACCAAAGCAGCGCCGCTGTAATAAAAGGCCAGTATCTCGTTGTAAGGGACACCCTGTTTTGCGGCCCACATACAGCCCACTTGGGAAAGCCCCACGCCATGGCTGGGATTGGTGGATTTCTCTGTGCGGGCCGCCGTGTCCCACGGATCAGGCTTGTTCACATAGTAGGGATAGTCCCGGCTCCAAACCTCTCCGCTGCGTTTGCAGGTGCCGCCGTTTGAGGCCGAATAAAAGCAGTCAATGACTTCGCCGCCATAGGTAAGCACCTGCCCGGCGGTTTCCTCCACGGCCTGCCTGCTGCGGGGGCTGGACTCTGCCAGAAGGGCGCGGTATGCCTGAAAGCTGGTGGTGTCGTCTACCACCGTCCCCGCCATGGCCCGCTTGACCGCAAAGGTGCGGGCGGCCACCGCCTGCGCTTTAAGCGCCTCCATGTGGGAGCTTTCATAAATCTCGGAAGGCACCACGCCGCAGAGGTATTCCTCCAAATCCAGCTCCACAGGCCCCGCGCCAAGAAGGGCGGTATTCTCGGCGCGGGTCAGTTTTACGGAGATCTTCATTCCTTGTCCTCCGTATCCTTGTCGTCCTCGGTGCGGTTGTGGAGCTGCGCCAGTACCTCTTTGAGCTTCTCCGGGATGGGCAGGCCGATGTGGCCCGCATTTTCCAGCAGGCTCACGCCTTCGTTGGAAATGTAGAAGAAAATCACCGCAGTACGCAGCGCGTCACCGCTCCCGATAAGCTGCGTGTCGATCACATGGCCGATGCCGACCATGACGAAAATCAGTACCTTGCGGAAAATCCCCTTAAAGCCCACATTGCTGGAAAGGGTCTTGTCGATGATGGCGCACATCACCCCGGTAAGGTAGTCGATCACCACAAAGGCAATGAGCGCATAAAAGAAACCGTCCATCTCTCCGAAGAACCAGCCCAGCCCTCCGCCCACGACGGCCAGCGCCGCCTGAATCCAATTCCATACAGTCTTCATAAAAAATCCTCCTTTTGCATAGGAAACGAGCGCCCGCCATACGGCAAAGCGCCCGTTCCGGTTTTATATTTGCTTCGGCATGACCTCCCACAGCCGCATATCCTCCTGTCCCAAAGACCAGATTGCAATGCCGCGCAGGCCCCACCGGTAAGCAGCTTCGTTCGCCCAATATACCAGCGAATCCACGTCCTGATAGTAAAGGATCGAAAAGCCGTCCGCATCCCCCAAGAACAGCCGGGCAGTCCAGACGTTTATATCCCGTGGAATCACCTTGGCTGTGTAGTCATTCCCGCAGGAGATTTCCAGCAGGTGGGAATGAAAGAAATCATAGTCGAGGGAAATATCCTCACTGCGGGTAGAGCCTTCATCCACATCGCTGTTCACTGAGAAAATCTGAAATTCCTCGTCCCACGTCACGTCGGAGCGGGCAATCCGCCCGAAGCTGGTGCGCACCCCGTCCGGATACACCACGTCAAAACACTCATAAGGTTCATAAGCCCAAGCATCCCCGGCCCGCAGCAGGTCGCAGACAATCTCATTGTCCGCCTGTATGCCCGCATAGCCAGCGGTGGCGCTCACCGTTGCGGTAAATCGCAGGGTGTAGCTGGAACCGGAATACACCCGGACTCTGTTCCCGCGCTTTCGCATCTCAATGGTATAGACGGTCGGATCGCTGTGGAGCTGCGCATCCGGGGTCTTGGAAAAGCTGGTGGCATAGCTCCCCAAAAGCGAGGAGCCTTGGTATAGCTCCACCCGCTGGGTATCGTAGTTTAAACAGCAGAACAGGTTTCCAAGGAATACCCCGGCCCGCCCGCCGCCATTCTGTGGGAAACCCACCCGCGCCCGGATATGCAGGTCGGAGAACCCCTCATACTTCCACGCCAGCCTGCCGGAGCCTTCCAGCAAGGAATAGGGCCGGTTCTCGGTGGTGTAGCTTTCCCGCCACACAGACCATTCCCCGGAAAGCGTCGTCCAATAGCTGTCCGGCAGAGGAGTATCATCCCGGAAGTCCTCATACCAAACCAGCGCCGAGTCCGGTTTTCGCCGGAGCATTTCACAGGTGAGCCTAAAGCCTTTGTCCGGGGTGGCGGGCTGGCCGTTTACATCCAGAAACTGCCGGGGTGAGAGGGTGAAGGTCGCCTCCCCGGCAGACGGTTCCTCGGAAAAGCTGCTGCATACCCGGAAACCGTAAAACTGAACGCCGGGAACGCCGCCGCTGATTACCAGCGTATGATTGCCTGCGGAAAGGCTCCTGCCGGAAGCAAAAGAAAGCCAGCAGGTGCGCCGCCAATACGGCCACCACAGGCGGCTTTCTGAAAAGGTCTTGGAGCTTCCATCCACCGACACATTCAGCGCGTTTTTATCCCAAAAAGGAAAAGCAAGCCGCACCGCAATGTCATAGGTGCCTGCTTGCTCAATCGTAAAGTTGAAGGTAGCTGTCGCGCCTTCCCCCAGCACTGTCATATAGTCGGAAATGCTGGCGATCCCGGTATAGGAATCCGGGGTGCCTCCGCCACGGTCAATGTAGATCGTCCCGAAGGAAGTCTTTTGCTCTTTCCCGTAACAGGTCAGATACCGCCTGCGGTTATAGACTTCCTGCTGCAGGGGCGAAACCACCGAGGCCGCATCCCATCCTTCCATGTAATCATATACCTGCGGAAGCGCCCACGGCACCATATCCACATCGTCCCAATAGGCCACAATGGGGATCATGGGCTGGGGCGGCGCGTCACCGGTGAAGTTATAGCCTCCGGTCATCCAGAGCTTGGCGGCATAGTAGGTGTTGGAGATCCCCCGGTAGGTTTCGCCAAGGTTCTCCGGGGTATCGTATATCTGCCAGTTCCAACCATAGCCCGGCAGGCCCATAAAAATCTTTTCCGGGGCCATAGCCGTTACTGCGTAGTTATAGATGCTCTCCAACCAGCTCCGGGGGGAAACCGGGCCGGGGGCGCTGCCTGCCCACGCCATACCGTAAGACATAATGGAGGCCGTGTCGCAGTAGGGGTCAAGGTCGGCATAAACGCACCAGTTTTCACCGCCCACACTGCCCTGAACGCCGGTCATACCGGGCAGGCAGATATTAACGAGTTTGGCGGGATTGTAGGCTTTGACTGTCTGGTAAATGTCCCGGAACAGGCTGTTTGCGGCCTCCCGATTCTCATGCCCGCCGCCGCGTTCCAGATCAATATCCACCCCGGCGCACCATGGGTATTTCTCCATAATGCGCACCAACTCGGTTAAAAACTTATCTTTTGCGCCGTTTGTGTTATTGCGCAGGGCCGTAAAAATGCTGGCGGTGCCGTGATTCATCACCGTCAGCATCCAGTGAATGTGCGGCCACTTGTTGATGTAGGTCATCATGGAAGATATGCTGGTGCCGGTTTCCGAGAGGGTGCCGGTTGCATCCACCTCGAAGGTAAAAATCCCCACCGTATCCAGCCGGTCGCCATAATCCCTCAGGGCCTCGTACATCCGGGCGTTCTGCATGAACGACCAGACCATGCATCGCCTTCCTTTTAGATAGTCCCGGCTCAAAACCGATCACCGCCTTCCTGCATTTCCTGAAATTCAAACAGCAACCGAGCGGATTTATGCTCCTCTAATGTCACTGGATGCTTGCTGTCCCCGGCAGCCGTGTACTGAAAGAAGCCGCGCTTTTCCGTGGGGCTTCCATTGAGCAGGCATTTCCGGGAAGAAGCCAGAAGGGTCAGCTCATCCCCGGCGCTTACCGCAGCAGGGAAAGCCGCCTTGTGTGCGCCCGCGCCCAAGGCCACAGAAATGCTGCCCGCCGCCATGTCCTGCACCGGGTAGAGATAGCAGTCCAGCCCCGCCGTATCGGAACCGAGGTTGAATAGCACTACCGTTTCCCCCGAGCGTACCACGCCGTTGTAGAAACGTGGCGGAACAATGGAGCCATCCTCCCGGTACTTTTGCAGAATCGTTTCTGTATTTATCACATAGCCTGTGAGCCTGTCGCCTTCCTGAACCATCAGGTCGGTGAAATAAATCCGGCCAGTACAATCAGAAATCATCGGCTTCACGGTAATGCTTACCACCCGTTGAGCCTGCTTTGTCAAAATCGTTTCTGAAAATCGAGTAAATTCCGCCGCCATATCTGCCTCCTTAGCCGTCCAGCGTCCACTGGATTTCGCTGGGATGGCCCACCCAGCCAGTAGCAATAGAGCCGCCCTGCACCATAATGTCGGTGAAATATACCTTGCCGGTGCAATCCGTAACACAAAGCCGGATGGTGATGGAACGCAGCCGCCCGTACCCCTTAGGGGACAGGTCGGTGGCAGTTTGCGAAAAAGAAGCCATAGGCCGCTCCCTTCTATATTAAAAGAGATTAAAAGAGGTCGATGAACCGCGTTTCCGTGGAACCGTCCTCATATTCAAAGGTTACTTCAATACCGACCTGCCCGCTGGGGCCTTTCTGCAAATCCTCCGAGGCAATCTGCGCTGAAAAGGTATAGCTCCGGCGGCTGGCCGGGTAGACCGTCTGTGTCAGGCTTTTTGTCATTCCCAAAACGCCCTCCGCCTTGAAGGAGGCCGTACCGGAAACGCCGTTTTCCGCATCTACCTCAAAGCCGGAGTTCGTCCAGTAATTCATGCCGCTGTCGGCGCGGGAATTGCGCAGGTGGTTGAAGGGAACCAAGTCCTTAACTTCCTGCCGGTCAATCACATCGGTGGAGGCCAGCACATCAGCGGCCTTATCCCATTGTGCGGAGGAATCCCCCAGCTCCCGAAGGGTAGTGGAAAGTTCCAGCACAGTTTTCCACGGCTCCTGCAAATTGTACTGACGGCGCACCACGCGGGTTTTTACCGATAGATTGAGGTCTTTATCGTCCACCGTTACAATATCGCCCAGCGCCCATGCCTCATGTTCGTACCCGGTCAGGGCCGACAAGTCCATTGCAGAGAGAACATAGGAAACACGAGGCTGTGCGTACTGTGCCAGCCGCATCTGCGTGTATTCCAGCATCTGATAGGGATTGGTGAAGTTAGAGCAGTCCAACGTGGAAATACGCACTTCGCTGGTATAGGTGAAATCCTCCACATATTCTTTCCCATTGTTGATGGAAGCGAACGTCATTCCATCCTTGCCGTAGGCATAGAGCCGCGTGACAAGGCTGCGCGTATCCACCACCCGCTCAATACTTTTAAGATTTTTACGGTATGCAAACAGAGCGCCGCTGTCATTCCCGCCAAAGGTCAGCAGGTGGACGAGCCGGTTCGGGCAGTCAAAAATCAGGTCGCCACCGTGGATATTCTGCGTGGCCCGCAGGATGGAAAGGGCGTTTTTCTCCGTACATTGCCATGTGCGCAGAGTGGTGACGTTGACCGTCCCCACCGACCAGCCGGTGCCTTCCAGCGCGTGCCGCATCGGCGCATCCGCTGTATCCGCATTGAAGTCCACTGTTTCTTTCTCCTCGGAAAAGGACAGATCATAAAAAGCGGCCTCGGCATAAACCTGCGTTATGATCCGCCCATCCGTGTCCTTGGTATCGGTGAGGGTTCGGATGCGGTAAATATCATTGACGATTTGCACCTGCTTTTCATTGTCCAGCATGGCCCGCTTGGGATCATGGAAAGGCAGATAAAATTCCATCGTATCGGCCCCGTTGACCTCGCTGGTAACAACAATGTCAAAAGCGTTTTCCAGAACGGCTTCCCAAGCGCCGTTTGCATCCAGTACCACAGGTCGGGCGAATCCCAGCTTTTCATAGGGAGCCTTCGGTATATCGTGGAGCTGGATTTCCAGTACCTTCGGGGTAAGCGATAGATCATCTGTGGCAAGCGTTACCCGGAAACGAATATACTGCCGGTTCGGGGATTGCAGCTCACCGCTGGTGCCGATAGCCTGCCATGCCGACCATTCCTCCAAATCATCCGACGTGGAGGTTTCCACCTGCTCAATGAAGGTCACGCCTGCTGTGTATTCACTATTTACCGATACCCGGCCCGAACCGGAAAGGGCGCAGGCCGCCGCTTTTGTAATAAGCTGCCCGCTGGACGGATAGGCTCCGTCCGAGCTTCTAAGGGTAACGCTCCCCGGCTCGGTGAGCGCATCCACGTCACCGGACATATCTCCACCGTTGGCAAACAGGGTGGCCTTAAAATATTCCGCCAGATCCTCGGCAGTCAGAGAGGAATCCGTATCCAGAAACCAATCGTCAAAGCCGCCTGCGTAATAATAGGTGTCAGCGTGCATCCCCATAACGAGGTCAGCGGTGCAGGAACGGTTCAGTTCACCCTCAATCGTCAGCTCGTTTGAAATCCATACTGTACCGGTGCTGCGGTCGCCTACCACATAGCAGGCTTTGTATTCTTCCGGTTCGATCACAGCAGCGAGGAAATACCAGCCGTTGTTGACCAGAGAAAATGGAGGCGTTACCGACTCGTCC